ATTTCATGAAACTCATTCATTTGTAAGATATATTTATTAGAGAAGAACTATTAAACGTTATCAAGAAAGTGGAGTCATAATTCACCTGTTGCCAGGTGAATAAAAAAATGGATGTCATCAAGATGAGCATCGTCATTTATATCTCGGGTGCTACTAGGAACCGGTGAGCCTTCTGTCCCCATACACTACCGTCACTGTCTTTCGACCTCACGGAAATTTGTAAAACCTAGAATAATTTAGTTAAACAAATTTACAGGTTGCTTTTTCTCATTGCCTGTATCATTTTAAAGCCATAACGTTGTTTGCTTCTTTACGACTACAGTCCAGTAATCTCGCACCGGGTGTTTCCATTGCCGGATTGTCAAGGACGACAGTTTTATAGGCCCTGTCGGGGCGGTGTAGTTCCTTATGTAAGGGTTCTGTAATTTGCCTGAATTCTGTTTTGACTTGGTGTCTGTGTGTGCCGTGTTCGATATATAGTTATATCTTTTTAAGAGCTTCACGAAGGATTTGTGAACCTCCTACTCTAACGTTTATTATACCATTATAATACTCGTCTGTCAAGAGAACTTTGCGATTAAATTGTTCTTCCGCTTCTAAGTAACTTGCAACGCCTCTACTTGGGCATATGTGCAATATCTCTCTTGTAAATTTATCCTCTCCAAGCTCTAAAACATCTGCTTGAAGATTATCTGAACTGCCCCAATAAGTTTTCCAATCGCTTTCTTTAGTTCCTCGGCGTTTGTTCTTTTTACCTTTTAATGGTGGCTTAGTTGTTTTAAATTTTGCTAACTTTTTGCCTATGTACTTTTTGTCATTAGTTGTGTTTGTGATTAGGTATACGAATGCTTCGCAACCCTCAGGTAGCACATCTATTTTTTTGTTTTGGAAAGTCCATTGCGACATAGTACATAGTTATCTACTGCCAATGCTATGTACGAACTTATATCGGCTAATCTTTTCTAAGTCAGGTTTTTGTGTAAGTTTACCTAACGCAATATGTCCTATTGCTAACTTTGGGTCGTCGATTGGGTGTGGCAGTTTGTGTGCAACTTGCATACACCAACGCTTTACATGTTTTGTAACTGCTTTTGCATCAACACACTGGTCTGGTGCAAACCATGCAAGTAAATCGCTTTTAACTATGCTAGTGGGAATTATATGTTCTTGTGGAACATCTACATCATTGTCGTAGCATATTTCCATTATGTGTTTACCTACATGTGGGTAGTTCATGTACAAATGATTATCTAGTCTAGTAGGTGAGAACAATTCGTAATCACTGTCCTCTAGTGGTTGAGGTGCAGGCTCGCCAGTTGCTGTACTAATTAAGAAGCGTCTATTTTTATTGCCTGTTATATCTTCTAAATGATGTAAGTGATAGTTAAACATACTAAGCCACTCTCGCAACTCTCCTGTCTCGGCGTGTACATGATCCGGAAAGTTTTCGTGTAGTCTATTTAGGTCATCACTGCCTGTGAATATTTCAGGCTTGATGCGTTGGATGTTGTCTATGCTGTGATTTAAGTTTGCCTGTACTTCTGCTATTGTTTCGCCCCAGTTATAGAACTGAGTACGACTCACAAACTCGTAATCGTTATCTTTGTAATTGTTCCAAATTACTTCTGCAACACGGTTGTCAAATAGTTCGTATGTGAGAGTGTACTCTGCATCACGACCTAAGTGTATATCAATCCACATATTCCGTATCCGTATTATATGCAGTAAAGCCGCCTTCCTTGACAACTGTTAGTACATTATTAACACGACCTACGAGTTCTTCTTTGTGTGAAATAAGGAAAATATTTTTGCCTTGCTCTCTATTCATCTTCTTAAGGACGGCTAAGGCGTTCTCTACGCCCATTGTATCCATACCTGAGTCTATTAGTTCGTCTATGCACATTAAGTTCATAGGTGCATTTAAGCTCTCATACATGTCTCTAAATGCCCAAGATAAGCCTAAAATAAGTCGATTGCGTTCGCCTCTACTTAGATTATCAAAGTCTAAGTCGCGTCCGTACTCTGTTATTTCGACATTTAAATCGTTCGCAAATTTTACATCATGCGGCAATCCTAACTTATCTAAGTACCATGCTAACCTATGATTTAAGTATGCAATGTTCTGATCAATAATCTTTTTACGGATAAAACTATCTTTGCTTGTTAACAGTTTATACAAGAACTCTTGGTGTTCTTTTAAATGTGTAAGATCGTTAATTAGATCAAAACTAACTTCTTGTAAACCTGTTTCTCTAAGCAAGTCTATTTGATCAATGTACGGATTTGGTTCATCTAATTTAGTTTCGTATTGTGATGCTAACGACTCTAAATTATGTTTGTGTTCGTATGCCTCTTCGGCAGTTTTATAAAATGTAGTTAGTGTTGCAGGAACAATAATGTCTTCAAGTGATTCTGTGAGATCAGTTAGTTTACCTTCAGTAGTGGAAGTGTATTCTTTCTCTTCTACTATTTTGCCTTCTAACTCTTTAGTATACGATTCGTGTGTGCTTAAATGTGCTGTGCCTTGTTCACATGTAGGGCATACACCTTCTTGTGCTTTTACTAAATTAGCCTCTAACTCTATAAGCCTATCTTTACTACGATTATAACTTGTTGTTAAACTTTTTAATTCTTTTGTAATAGTGTTAACTAGATCTTGTTGCTCTTTGGCCTCAACATTTTGTTTGAAAGATGCAATCTCAGTCTCAACATCAAGTTCGCCTAGTGTAGTAATTGCTGTTTCTAAATCTTTTACTTTAGTGTTATGTGTGGCATCCCATGCTTTTTTGCGACTTTCAATTTCAGAAATGTTTTTTTCTATACGCTCGTTGCTGTCTTTAACTGCATTAATTCTTAATTCTTCTTCTTTAATGTTATCACGAGTAAACTTAGTTTTCTCTTTGAGCTGTTCTGCTTTAGCACTCAAATCAGTAATACCTAATAACTGTTCAATCATGTCTCGCTGATCGTTAGTTTTCATACTGAGGAAAGGTTCGCTATATGTGTTCAGTGCAACCAAATGTTTGAACATGTTATGAGGGAAGCCAATAATTTTTTCAATTGCTTTTTGTGTCTCTCTACTATCGCCTTGTTGTTCTTCTTTTACAGTATCTTCACCGTTAACTAAAAACTTTAACACATTAGGCCTGCGGCCACGCTCGATACGATAATCAATACCTTTAGACTCAAACTCTACTGTGGTCATCATGCCTTTGGCATTTGTTTTGTTAATTAAGTTATCACGGCGAATGTTAGTAAGTGCTTCACCATACAATGCATAACTTAATGCATTAATAATAGTAGTTTTACCTGTACCGTTTCTACTACCATCACCACCCATGTCTAGGTTGTGTCCTAGCACTAAGGTTAGTTGGCAGTTATCAAAGTTAACAGCCTGGGTATTATTGCCCACACTCATAAAGTTACGGGCTGATACATTTTTAATCTTTAGCATATTAAATTTCTAACTCGTTATAAATGTCGATTAATTTTTGTCTTTCTATTGTGTTCGATTCAATTGTGTCTAATTGCTGTAGCACTATTTGATCCACACTTTCAAACTTTATTTCACTGCCTTCAAATTCCTGCTCTTCTTCTTTGATAGGAATAAGTTGCAATTCTCTAACATTGTATTGTTCAGCCATCTTTTCTTTTATGAAAGTTGCTTCTTCATACGATATGTTAATATCTAATTTTACACGAGCATAGGTGTACTTGTCAAGCAAATTCTCATGATTGTCTAATAACTGTTTAAGACTAAACACTCTGTACTTAGGACACTCAGTCCAGTTTACATATATAGGCTCTTCTCCCCAAGTAAGGAACATAGCACCACGCTCATCGTCTTGTGCATCTGCATAGTTATGTGGGAAGGCATTACCTAAGTAATGTATGTTATTTTTAAATTGTCTTTTGTGAAAGTGACCACTAAACACTAGTTCTGGTCCACTAAGCATTTTATCATTAATGCCACCGTGGTCCGGCATCTCTACCATTGCGTTCATTTTAAAGTAAGGTAATTCAAAATGTCCGAACATGTACTTACACTTCATCTTAGAAACAGTTTTGTAATCGTCACCTACTAACCATGGAACAATAGCAACATCATCTTTTTCAAACATGTCGTCTACCATAACAAAGTTAGATAAGTCACGAGCAAATTCGATACTGTTCATATCTCTTTTGTCTCTGTAGTAGAGATCGTGATTACCTGTTATGAAGTATACTGTTTCGAAGTTGTCGTTTAACTTTTTAAGATCTTGTACAGTTGCATTCATTGTTGCAACATTAATGCTTGATCTATGATGCATCCAATCGCCTAAGAAAATACATGTTTCTGCATTCCTTGCTTTTGCTTCTGCAATAAACCAATCTATATATCTAGCACAATCATCTAAGTGTAGACGACTATTTTGTTTTAGCCCGTAATGTATATCCGTAAAACAGGCCGCTGTTTTAAACAACTGACTCATAAAAAATTACTCTGGTGTATTTTCTTGTTCTGCCGCGGCTTCAGCTGAATCTCTTAAATTACGAATTTCTTCTTCATGTTTAATCTGTCTGCTGTAACTTGGCATATGTCCTTGATCGATTAGGATGTCATCTCTAATATTTTGATTGCGTTTCTCAATGTTTAATACTCTTGTGAAACTGTTATTCACAACTGCTGTATAGTAAGCAAACGGGTTATCCGACTTGGACTCATTAAACTGTAGTCCAATTTGAGATAACTGAACTAATGCTTGTCCACGCATTTCGTCTACATAAGTATAACCACGCCAGTTTGCTCTGTGAGAATACCTTTCAACAAGTTTTAAAAACATTGTACCTAATTTGTTTGTAATCCTTCCGTGGTCAACACTGAATGTACCATTGCTAATGCTACCTAACCAATGACTGCGAACAACCTCAACTAATTTGTTGCTTTGGTATGCGTAATGTTTAAATGCTGGAAAGTTTACTTTTGCTCTTTCGTCTGCTTCAGTTTTAGGATTTTTCTTTCTACCTGGCTCTAACGGTATGTGGTCCATGTTCATAACACGGAAAACTATTTCATCTAAATCAAAACTATCTGGATCTACCGCAAACTCTTTTTGCTTTGGCTTGTTTTTATAATCTGCTCTATCGTGTGTAGACATTGCTACAGCATACGCTTCGCTTTGCAGTTTGTTTGCTTTGTTTAATCTTGCTTGGTTAATTACAGTATCGTTGATCTCGTTGAGGTCTCCTACTATAACATCATAATTATTATACTTTTCGTCGGATACTTGACAGTAAGTGAGTTTACTTGCGTTTATCTCTTTGAGAATGTCTTTGTTGTTTAAATAATTAACTGGTGCTGGTTTTTTTATCATTTGTTGTTATATCCTATAGTTTTGTACATATTATACACTTATAATATATTGTGTCAATCAGTTATATCCAATTCTGGCAATATTTTAAAGTTTAACTATGTAGTATTTATCTGTGCCCAATCATTAAAACTATATTTTATGATTCCGATAAATAGTAACATAGGAGATTATTATGGCGAACAACAATAGTTCTAAAGGTTCTAGCTCACTGGGAGGATTATCCCAGGGTATAAGTGCCAAGGGATTCCTCAGGAACTTAGCAGAAGACCTGAACAACATTGCTGGCTTGACTACTACTGCTGGAGAGCAGGAAGGTATCACTACAAATGTAGATTGGCGAGCAAGATTAAGGCCAAAAAACGGTGGACAAGATTTATTTTGGCGCGGAGCCGATGATTCAGCAAATGAAGGAACTGACTACTTAATGAAACCCTTGCACGAAGCAGGCGGACTGATTTGGCAGTACACACCGGATATTTTGGTCAGTGCTCAGGTAAACTATAACCAAACAGATTTCCATGGACAAAACTTTCCTGTAATGACTTACAAGAATACAATACCACCTGCAATTCCTATAACAGCAGATTTTAGTGCTAACACAGTACCTGAAGCAAGGTATCTATTAGCAGTTATGCATTTTTGTAAAGTAGCAACTAAATCCTTTGGCGGAGATGCAGCAGTAGCAAGTGGCTTCTATGGTACTCCACCACCTGTGTTATTGTTTGAATACTTAGGTGCTCATGGCTTTAACAAGGTACCGGTTGTGCTAACATCATATAGTATGAACTTGCCAGCAGATGTAGACTATGTACCAGTAGCAACGGCTATCGCCGGCGGCGAAACAACTTATGTGCCTACAATGTGTAACTTCCAGATTAACTTACAACCAACATATACTCCTCACAAATTGCGTAAGAGATTTGATCTACAACGATTTACTACAGGTAAAAATTATAAGGATGGGTTTGTATAATGGCTAAATTTCATAGAAGCGATAGTTTTTTAAAATCAACCGGCGTGTATGACATATTTTTAGATGTAAGTAAATTACCTTCGGTACCTAAACTACCATCAGACGACACATACATTATTGAAGCAAAATATGTTAATAGGCTAGACTTATTAGCATACGACAAATACGGTTCATCAAGATTGTGGTGGATAATTGCTTTAAGAAACATAGACATAATTAAAGATCCAAGCAGAGATGTAACTGCAGGATTAGAAATTTACTTACCAAGTAAAAACACAGCAGAAACAATAGCAGGCTAATATGGCACTACAATCGGCAGAACAGTACGATCCGTTTTTAAAGAAAAATGTTTATGGTAACATTTTAGATCAGGTCGATAACTATCAGTACAACTTAAAATTATATATGATACCACCAATTGCATCTCCTGTAGGAACACAGGCGTCTGCAAATAATCAAGGCGGCTCAGCAGATGCTAGACTTGACAAACCAACCAATGCTAGTAACGCAAGTGGACAAGGCGGCTACTTACAAAACTCATATGTAGCAAGTCCGGCAGAAACAATTATACTTGCACAAACAGGCGTAACAGGAACACAGATTGACAACTTAGAAATAGAAACAGTTGTTGGTCCAGGTGGCGGCATGGAAAATGCAAAAGTAAATTTTGATATAATTCAGCCTGGTGCAGCAGACTTCTTAGATCAGATAGTGGCTGCAAAAGCATATTTACGAGATCAAATTACAGCACAAGATGTTCCTATCTTTTTAGAAATAAATTTTAAAGGATATGACACAGATATCGACGACGAAGATGGCGGCGGCAATCCTATACTTGCAGCAGGTCCTTTCCGATACATGTTAAAAATTGCTAATGTGCAATTAGAAATTGACGATGCTGGTAGCACTTATCAGTTTAGTTGCGTACCAGTAGATCAAATGGCCTACATTGATACTAGTTTTAGAATGCCAAAGAAAATTGAATCAATTGGCACAACTATAGAAGAACATGTCACTGACATGATAGCAAAAATTAGAGAGCATAACGAAACTAATAATAACATGTATGCTATACAAGACGAGATTTTAATTGACTTATCTGGATTAACAGAAGGCGACTATGCATTAAAAGACACTAAACTAACTAAGCCAGACGATACACAGGCAGAAGAAATAAACAGGATAATGAACCCTGAGTTAGAAGGTAAAACAGAAGACGAATACGAAGACATATTAAGAGAAAATTCTAAAGACGAAGGCACACTAGACATAGTAGTAGCAGAAAATAAAGTAACAGTTAGGGAAGGTGTATCCTTTGAGAGATACATAGCAACATTGCTTTCTATGAACGATGAATTTTTTAATAGATGTACTAGATCAGTTTACCCAGCAGACCCTGAGAAAAACGAAACAAGAAAAGATCAAGCAACTATACAGTGGTTTAAATTAAATGCTTATGTTCAATATATAGCATTTGATTATAAAAGAAATGCGTATGCATTAAAAACAGTTTTCAAACCAACAATTTATTCAACAGCAAAAAATACTGTACAAGCAGATGTAGCAGAAAATTCAGGACTTACTAGCGATGATGTAAGAGCAAGAGTTAATGGTTTACCTATATTCAAATCATATCATTATCTATACACTGGATTAAATGATCAAATTAAACAATGTAGGATAGAATACAAATCAGGTATTGCAATTTTAACAGCACCGGCCGGCGGCTTCTCAGGTGATTTTAGTACAGTGTTAGCAAAAACTCTTAGCACTTCAGCAACGCCAACAGAAGATTTAACAGGTAACGATTTAGCAACGGCGGCTGTAAAAGCATCTAATGAAGAAGATGCAAACAAAGCATTAGATAATTTGTTTAAAGATAAAAGTCCTGAAAGAGAAAAGGACATTGCAAGTGTAGGAGGATTATTAGGATTCTCAAAAGCAGAAATCAAAGATGCTGTTGAAAATAGAAAAGGTGCAAATGCACAAAGAATAAAAGACACTCTAGCAAACAAAGGTGCAGCAGAATCAATTAGGAAGGCACAGATTGCAAATGCATCAGGCACAGCAAACCCAAAAAATTTAGACGGAACAAATTATACCCCGTCGCTTAGTGGCTATACTTATTCTGCAGATATTATAGGAAGTGTAAGCGAACGATTAGAACAAGCCTCAGCACTGTCGGCAACACAACAACTAGCAGAATCCTTAAAGCCAAAAGAAGAAGAAGATGCTAATGCTGATGCTAGTGGGCCACAGGAAGCAGTTAAAGTGGATTCAGTACCTAACCCTGCAGAAGATGCAACTTATAATGGTACTCCAAGAAACACAGTGTTTGGATATTTAATGCAACAACATGCAATCGACGATTTCCTTGTAACACTAGATATGGAAATTAAAGGAGACCCTTGGTGGCTAGGTCCTCCAAAAGGAGACAATCAGCCAGAAGTAAAAGGAAGTGAATTTGTTAAAGAAAAAACAGACGAGAACTCAATGAAAACACAAGGTGATGAAAACTATGTGTTATTTGATTTACAAACACCTAGATTGTTTGACTTTGATGTTGAAGACGAAGACAGTGACAGTAACAGTGGTTACTGGAGTAAAATGGGTACATCATATTTCTTAACAGGCGTGTACATGGTCAGAGGAGTTAACCATATGTTCTCAGGTGGAGAATTTTCGCAAGAGCTTAACTTAATAAGACAAACAGCAATAGATTTAAAGAAGATAGAAAAAGATCCAACTGGAGGTAATGCGTAATGGGTATTAGTTCTAGCAGAGATACAGCAAGTAAAAAGAATCCTGTAATTAAAAAGAATATCAGTAAAGATGCTGTATTTGGTATATACCTTGCAGAAATAGTTTCAACAAAGGATATTAGCAGAACTGGTAGAGTGCGTGTGTTTATTCCAGCAATAAGCAAAGACAAAAATTCACCAGCTGGGTATTTTGATGCAGTATGGACAAGTCCGTTTGCAGGAGGCACAGATCCTCGAACAGTAGGACAAGATGTACAAAAGCCACAAGATACTATGAGCAGTTATGGTTTATGGACTACAGTTCCTGACAATGGTAACTTAGTCCTTATAGCATTTGGTGACGGTAATACAAAATATCCTATGGTAATGAGTTGTTTGTTTCCTGACAGATTAAATTATATGCTTCCTGGTAATGCAGGTGGTAAAACATATCAAGCCGCAGGTTTAAATTTACCCACACTAGAAAAAAATAAAAGAACAGCAGATATCAATCACAATGATACATTTAGGCCTATACAAAATACATTAGCATCAGCAATAGTTAAACAAGGATTAGCACACGATCCAATAAGAGGTGCAGGTTCATCAAGTGCTAGAAGAGAATCACCCAGTGAAGTATTTGGTTTATTAACACCTGGGCCTAGAGACCCAAACAACTTTAATTATAGACTCGGTGGACACAGTATCACATTAGATGATAACTTAAACTCGAGACAAATTAGAATACGATCAGCACAAGGTAATCAACTATTATTAGACGATACTAGCGGAATGGTATACTTAATTAATAAAGAAGGTAATGTGTGGATGGAGTTTGCATCTTCTGGACAAGTGTTTATGTATGCAGAAAACGATATCAACATGCGAACAAAACGAAATTTCAATTTACGAGCAGACTTCGATGTTAATATTGAAGCAGGGCAAAATGTAAATATTAAAGCAGCCAAAGATAATGACGGCGGCGAATATATAGGCGATGGTGCAGCAGAAGCAGGTGGCCAAATTAATCTACAATCACAACAAGATACGAATATTTTAGCAAATGACAATTTGTTTGTAACAGCAACAACAGGTGAATTACATGTTAATGCAGCCGGCTCTATTAAAAACACAACTGGCGATAGCATAAAAAATAGTGCAACAAGTGATATAGTTAATTCAGCTGACGGCAAAGTTACAACCAAGTCCGGTGGTGTGCAAGTTTTAGAAGCAGGTGGTAATATTATTGAGAAAGCACCTAAGGTATTAATGAACAGCGGAGGTCCTGGTGCAGAAGCTGCAGAAGCTGCAGATACAGCAACGCCAATTCCTACAGATACATTTGACGACAATCCTATTGAACAACCTACATACGACGATGAAGGCAAACAAAATATCACAAACGGTATGCGTCAAGGCAACACCGCAGTCATTTCAACTATTGTTACAACAATGGTTACCTCAGAGCCATTCATAGGACATGGACTTCCTAACCCAGAAAAAGACGATCAAGCAAACATGGTGCCAGACGAATCCATATCTCAAGGATTAGGACCTAGCAGTAACGGAGTTGGTGGTAGTGGTCCTGCAGATGTTAATACTCCGGCTGGATTACAAACAGGCTATGCTGCTCCTGATGGTACACCTAAGTATACTAGCCCAGCCAATGTACAGAATAATTTTGCTCAGGCACAATCTAAAAAACTTGAAACTAAAAATATAGCAGGTTTAGCAGGTTCGTTGGCTTCTAGCATACCGCCTATAAGGCAACCAATGACTACTCCAAGCGGTTCAAAGAAAGCAGGAATACTTGGCGAACTAACTGCTACACAGAATAAGATGAAAATGTTAGCATTCGACAATAAAGGAATGCCAGCAGATTTAATGGGCGGAAGTGCTAAGTCTATGACTAATACAATTGCTACTATTAAGTCAGGAGGCCCCGGCACAGATGTAGCAGGTGCATTAGCAAGTCAAGGTATTCAAACAATCAAAGATGGACCATCTACTATCTATATGAAGAATGGTGTAAAAATAGTTGATATGCAAAACGGCATAGGCCCAGTAGGAACTCAAATGCATGCCACTAGTGAATTAGCAGGAACTGCAGAAGTAGTAAAAGGTTTGTGTGGAACAACACAACTTAGTGATAACCAACTGCTTTCTCTTTCAAGTTTTGCAAATCACACCGGCACTAATGCTTTTGCAAAAAGTAAAGTACTTGGTGCAGTTAAGAATGGGCAGGGTGATAAAGTGCCTAATTTAATGATGGCTCACAGCACACTAAAAGTTGGTGGAGTACCAACTATGCAAGGGGACTATTATCAAAGACGGCAATTCGAAGGCGAACTGTTCCAAACTCCAGATAGCATATCAGTGAAAACTTATTCAGGCTTAGTGCCGTTTGGCAAACAAGCCAGTGACTTAAAACAAGCCAGAAGATCCGGCTAAGTTAAACTGTTAAGTTCTTTTACTTCTGCTAATTTTTTCCAAGCCTTATATTTTGCTTCAGATTCCTCTCTCACCATTTTTTCTAATAATGAAATAGTACCTGCTTGACTTATGATAGTTTGGTTTTGATCATGAATGATCTGGTTAGCGGAAGATAGACCGTCTTTAGTGTCCAATTGTTTCTCCAGATAAAAAAAATATGTGTGTAGTCTCCTACACACATATTTAGTACTACTTTACTGTTAACCGGCTTTTTGAACCATTTTTTCCATCACTCTAAATTCATCTGGTTTGATGTTTTTATCGTAACGATAATTGCCAGCAAAGTTTACCGTATCAAACAGTGCATACCGTTTAGATACTGAGTCATATAGACCGACTGTAACAAACCGCTTAGACTGCTGAAAAATGCGATGGAAACGCTGCCCATTGCTCCTTTCGTTAATCTTAACTGCTTTAGACCACAGTTGGTCAAACTCGCGATTCAGTTTAAACATTTCTGTCTACCTTGTTCGCTTGGTGGATGATATGCTCTAAGTTAGAGCTGTTTCTGTAACATAAACTGTTACATTACATACATTATAGCACCTTTTGTTATCGTGTCAACCTTTTTGCTCACTCATTAAAACTATAGTTTAAGAAGTAGATAAATAAGAGTATGGCTACAATATTCAGAGGATTCAGCACAGTAGATAAAGTTAAGGCCCCATTTTCTATATCGGACATGGACTTAGTGAAACGAGATCTGCTGAACGAGTTCAATACTCGCAAAGGTGAAAGAGTTATGCGTCCTAACTTTGGTTGCATAGTGTGGGATTTATTAATGAATCCACAGGATACTTTTACAGACTCTGATATTAAAGATGATATTACACGAATTATTGAAAAAGATTCTAGGGTTGAGTTACTTAATATTTCACTGTTCACAAGTGGCCATTCAGTGAGAGCCGAAGTAGAATTGAGGTATGTTATACTAAACAGCGAAGACACCCTATTCTTAGAATTTAAAAACGAACAGCAGGTATAATACATGGCATTGGTAAACAGACAAAATAATTTATTCGCCGCAGAAGATTGGAAAGTAGCGTATAAAGCATACAGTGAAGTAAACTTCCAAGCATATGATTTCGATACTATTAGGTCGGCACTAGTAGAGTATGTGCGTGTAAATTACCCAGAAACATTTAACGACTATATTGAGAGTTCAGAATTTATTGCTATCATAGAATTGTTAGCATATCTTTCACAGTCCCTAACTTTTAGAATGGACTTGAACAGCAGAGAAAACTTTTTAGAAACTGCTGAAAGAAGAGACTCAGTATTTAAACTTGCAAGACAATTAGGATACAATCCACGCAGAAACATTTCAGCAAATGGTTTAATGAAAATTGTTGCAATTAGAACTAACGAACCTATTACAGATAGTTTAGGTAACGAACTAAACAACACTAACATTTTTTGGGATGATGCAAACAACGCAGACAGTTATGAGCAGTTTATAACTATTCTTAACTCTGCAATGAATTCAGCAAACAGATTTAGTACACCAACTAAGAGCGGAACAGTTAACGGAATAGCAACCGACTTATACGAATTAAATACACCTCTAACTGCTCCAGTAGCATATGACTTTGATTTAACAGTTAGCGGAGTACCTAGAACATTCCAAGTTGTAAATCCTACTTTTAAGCAAGGTGCGTTTGAGGAACTACACCCAGACAAATTAAATAACTTTAACTTAGTTTATAGAAATGACGGCACAGGCATTAGTAGTATAAACTCAGGCTTCTTTGTTATGTTTAAGCAGGGCAGATTACAGTCTACTGATTATGATTACAACACTCCAGTACAAAGTAGAACACAAGAAGTTAATATATCAGACATCAATGAAACAGATGTATTTGTACAAGAGATTGATAATACAGGTGCAACACTTGCAAAATGGACACAGATTCCTAACACTGTTGGTCAAACACTTAACTACAACGATTTAGCATTTGGTGTTAGAACACTGTACTCAGTTGAGAACTTAAATAACGCAGGTATTAAATTAAGATTCCCAGACGGTAACTTTGGCGATATTCCTTTTGGAACATTTAGAACATATTACAGAACAAGCGACCCAGAAGCATTTGCACTTGCACCAGAAGATGCAAGAAATGTTAAAGTAACTATTCCTTACGAAAATGAAGCAGGTGTTAGTTTTAATTTAACTGTAACATTTAGTTTACAAGAAACAGTAAACAATAGTTTAGCACCTGAAACACTTACTGCTATTAAGCAACGAGCACCACAAGTTTATTACACTCAAAACAGAATGGTAAGTGCTCAAGACTATAATGTGTTTCCTTTTAGTCAAACAACTAATATTTTAAAACTAAAAGCAATAAACAAAACACATGCAGGGCATAGTCGTTATATTGATATCAATGACCCAACAGGTACATATCAAAATTTAGAAACTTTTGCAAATGATGGTTCATTGTACATAGAAGATGTACCTGGAACAACAGGCATCACAATCAGTGACGATAACACAGTTGCAGCAGTTGTAAACTTTACAATTCCTCAAATACTAAAAGATAGAAATCTTAACAATTTTGTTTACGAACAATTTAGAGATTCATCTGAACTGTTTGATATAAATCGTTTTTCTCTAGCAACAAAAAATGCTATATGGAAATCTTTACCAGTTGTATTAGGAACAAGTGCCACAGGGTACTTTTATGAAACTATTACATCAGGCGATAGTACAGTTAATGTATTAGATAACTCATTTGTATATGCTTCAGGGGCATCAGCAGGTATTCGTCCTTTTAGAATGTTTACAGAAAATAACTTTATTAAGTTTGTAGACCCAGATGATGCAACAAAGTATGCATGGGCAAGAGTTACAAGTGTTGCTAATTTTGGTAGACTGTCCAGTGGACTTACTACAGCAACAGGACCATTTAGTTTAAGTGCTCCAATCCAGGATGGTTGGAAAGCAGAAGAATATATTGCTACAATGCGTAAAGTACTTGATGCAAGTGAGCTAAGTGCTGTATCAACTAAAATGACAAACAAAGAATCATTTGGTATGGGCTACGATGCAGACATTGATCAATGGTATATTATATCGTATTCAAATTTAAATGCAACAGACAAGTGGTCATTAAACAATGCAAAATCTACTTCTAGTACTGCATTAGATTCTAGTTGGTTGCTATTGTTTGATTACAGTGCAATTGATGCACGAACTTACAAATACACTGTCTCCACAAGAGGACAGCAATATGTTGTACAAAGTAAAAACGATTTAAAATTTTATAACATCAATAATGTTAAAGTAGCAGACAGCAACAATCAGTCTAGCAGAGACCTAATACAATTTACAACATTAAACTTTAAGCCAGGTAATGCAGAAACATTTAAATGGACACCAGAGTCCGGCGTTGGAGTAGCCGATAGATGGGTAAGTGACGAAACAGGTGAAAAATATGATCCTAATAGTTATGACCCAGGCATTCCATTAAGAACAAGATCTGCTAAATGGTATGACATAGAATTAGACTATTCAACAAGCGGAGGCATATACAGAGAAGGTAACGATGTTGCAAACATTTTTGTTAACAATGCTATTGTATCTGTAAACACATATTTTGATGATGGCACATTAGGCTCAACAACAACACCTAATGTTACTATTGCAAATAACAGTGGTAAAATAAATTCATTGCCTTCAAACATAACTATACCGTTTAGTAATACTACTTTTGGGTATAATATTTTAGATGGTTCGGGCCAAGTCGTATACAGAGATTATAATACAGGCACCAGCCAATACGAAACTTATAGAGCAAGTGTAACCGGAACTTATAGTTTTGGTCCTAATAATAGTTCCAACACATCGGTTGCTGGAAGAATATTATTAGCAAATGCAAATACTTCTGCACAAACAGGTAACTTAATTGTTTCTGATATGTTCTCTAATAATTATACCTTTGCAGCAGATGCATCAGGCCAAGTAAGCCAAGACATGATAATTGTTAATTATAAACAATCTAAAGAAAAGTTAGATAGCAGTGTTGATTGGACAGTAGTAGAACCAGTTAAATATAGCGATGGTTATACTGATAATAGAAAAGTTGTAGTATCACCAGTTGATACCGACAGCGACTTAGTGCCTAACAGACCTTTACAGTTTAGAGAGTTTGTAGGCCCAAGAGATTTAGTATTTTTTGAATACTACACTGACTACGATGGGTATAGTTATACAAGACCAGTAGCAGGAAATATTGTAGATTATCGCACTGAAGAAACTGTAACAACAAACTTTTCTGCACCAAATGGCGGCACACTTACAAATGGCGACCAGCAAAGAATTGAAGCATTGCTAACAACAGATATATTAATAGTAAAAGACATTAATAAGATGCCATCAAGTATTGAAGGTAGTCTAGGCGACAACGCAATTACTAATTCAACAGGCTTAGTTATTTACGATTTTGGTAACGAAAAGATTTATCAATACATAATGAATAGTAACGGTAGTGCTGTTACGCCAGTTGAGACAACAGACTACTATGTACGAAACGGAAGGTCCGCAGGACAGAATACAGCATTAATTGAGGATGATGAAATTATACTCAAATGGAAACATGTTGCACCTAAAGATGTTCGCATAGATCCAAGCATTAGTAATATTGTAGAAATGTTAGTATTAACAAACAACTACAATGATGAAATACAAAAATATAAAAATGTACCAGGAACAGAGTTTCCTTTAGCACCAACACCTGCACAACTATCAGTAGAGTTTGCAAAACTTGATGAATTTAAAAGTGCAAGTGATGCACTGGTTTATAAAAGTGCAGAGTTTAAATTATTATTTGGTGCAGACGCAGACACAAATAACCAGGCTAAATTTAGAATTGTTAAATTAGCCGGCTCTACTATGAGCGACAATGAAATTAAAAGTAAAGTAATTTTAGCTTTTAACGCATTCTTTGCAATTGGTAATTGGGAGTTTGGCGAAACATTTTACTTTACAGAGTTAAGTAGTTATGTCCATCAACGATTGGGCAGTAACATAGGTAGTATAGTTATTATTCCTAAAAACAGTGCAGGGTCATTTGGAGACTTATTCCAAATTAAAGCAGACCCACATGAAATGTTCTTGAACACTGCAAAGGTTAGTGACATCGAAATTGTAGAGAAGATAAACTCTCAAACACTTAGAGCTGATAGGTAAAGGAAAATATGTCAGATAAAAAGATTGTAAACCAGTTACCGGTAGTACTGCAAACTAAAGCCATCAAAAATTTCTTTGAGGCTACAGTTGAGCAGTTATATAGTGAAGCAAACACTGTTCCACTAGCAGGGTTTATTGGTAAAAAAACAGGTGATGATAAAGGACTAACCGGTGCATTCATTAACGAAAATAATGCTGATAGACGCCAGTATAATTTATCTCCTGCAGTCAACAATATTAATCCAGTTACAGGTGACAGTGAAAACTTAATCTTTTACGATGAGTTCATTGACACATTAAAAGTCTATGGTGTAAACACTAGCAATCATAATAAACTTTTTGGTAGTAGGTATAGATCTTTTGTACCACCTATTGATATAGATAAGTTTGTAAATTATCAAGAATACTTTTGGCACCCAGCAGGAATTGGCGTAATACCTATTACCTCAACAGAATCTGCTCCCATTAATTTAGATGAAGATGTACTAGGCAAAAAATCATTTACTGTAGGCAATACAACATTGCGTAATGGCATGACAGTAAACTTTACAGACAACTCTTATACTATCCCAGCTAATACTTCCGCACAGCGAGTAAAAGCAGGTGTTGATTATATTGTAGAAGGTGTAGGCGAAAGTATTAAACTAGTTGAAAAAAGTATTACAGATAGTACTGAATATGGTGGAGCCGTTGAGTCCAAAGATTATATTGTACAGCAACGGGGTGCTGTAAATAAAAATGCGTGGAGCAGAGTTAATCACTGGTATCACAGAGATAACTTTACGGATGCTGGCGATCAGTTCCCAATGAGAGAATACCGTGCCACAAGACCAATTTTAGAATTTAACAACGACTTAGAACTATTTAATCAAGGTACTACCAGTTACGGCGAAGCAACTGTGAATGTTACTGGTATTTTTAAAACTGATATTGAAACTTTAACAAGTAAAACAATTGATACTAGAGAATTACTTAATGGAGACATTTTATTATTCTCAAACGAATCTGCAGATATTAAAAAATACTTATATACAGTTAGCGGAATAGGCACTGGTATTATGTTAACACCTACTAGCAGTACTCCTATTGCAGTTGATCAAACAGTAACAATAGCAGAAGGTAATGTTTTTAAAGGTATTGACTATCTGTACAACGGAACAGATTATGTTAGGGCTCAGAGAAAAATAAAAACTAACCAAGCACCGCTATTTGAATTATACGATGATGCTGGAAACATACTAAGTCATTCAGGTCTTTATAACAACAGTGATTTTGCTGGAAGTCCAATTTTTGGATACAAAGAAGGCACAGGCGCTAAAGATATTGAGTTAGGATTTCCTTTAACTTATACTCCGTACAAATCTGCTAGTGAAATAACATTTGAAAATTTTATTCACACTGGTAGAACAACTTACATGCCTTTTGGTACTAATACTACTAAAACAATTTTTGGTACTTACTATTATAAACTGTTAAAAGAAACACCAGAATATCATTCTGCATGGAAGCAAAGCCCAGCCCGGAATGAACAAAAAATTATTACTACACATTATATTACACAACTTGTAGTAGACGATAAAACTTTAATATTTAATATAGGGGCAACACCAGATGTGCTGTCATCTACTCCAAGCGGATATGATATATTAGTAAAAGTTAATGGTGCTATTGTTTCAGACTATGTATATTCTGCAACAACAAACATTAAGTTTAACACTTTTACTTTTAAAGCCGGAGATGTAATTGATATAGAAGTAGGCAGTGACTCTGGTATATCTAAAATTACAGATAGTAGATATGAAATACCATTGAGTTGGAAAGCAAACCCATTTAACAATGAAATTGAATTTGTTGCTGAACCTGACTACATGTCTCATTTTAAAAGATATATCGAAAGACAAGATGGCTTTACAGGCAATGCGTTAGGTGAAAACAACTTTTCTAATACATCAAAAGATACTGCACATGCTAAAGACATTGTACAAACAGATCAAGACTTAATTGTTGCTGCTTTTGCATTAGATGATCAACCACACAACTTAGTTGACGCATTAAGATTTACTGGAAGAGAATACGAAAAATATAGAGCAAGATTAATAAAAGAAATTAACTCGTACTACAATCGATTTGATACAACCAATCTTAGTAAAGAATATATATTAGAGCAAGTACTACGAAGCCTAATTTCTTTTAGTATAGGCAAAGATATCTTTGGTACAACTTATATTTTACCTTTCGGCGACAACTATTTAAAACAAGAATTTGATGTTGCAGACATTAATTCAACAATTTATACACTTGATAATTATGCAGACTTAGATGAAATTACTAACAGTTTGTTAGTTTATCATGTAGATGCTGCTACTGGAGTTCAAAATATATTAACTGTTGAACAGGATTACGCTATATCAAGTGTGAATCCTATTACATTAACTATTCACAAAGCATTGTCATTGGGTGATACCATTATATCTAAGTTGTATGACAAAGACAGAGACAGTGCTGAATGTCCACCTACACCGAGTACAATGGGATTATACACTTTGTGTCAACCTAGAGTTGCTACAGATTTTAGTTTTAAAACTCCACAAGATTTATTAATTGGGCACGATTGTAGTAAAACAGTACTCAACGGTGATATTAGAGATGATGTACTATTAGAATTTGAAATAAGATTATACAACTCAGCAGCACAACAATTTAGAACAACTGATAGTGTGCCTGCACTAAGTGTAGGAAATATTCGATCAGGTGCATTTAGAACAACTAATCAGGCTCCTAGAGAGTATGCTGATTTATTAAGAAACAGTTTTACAAATTGGACTAAAGTGTCCGGTGTTGATTATTCAACAAATGAATTTTACGATACAACTGAAACAACAACTTGGAACTACAGAGGCGATCAAGACTTACCAGGTCACTGGAGAGGCTGGTTCGAATACTATTACGACACAGTAAGACCTCATACACATCCTTGGGAAATGTTAGGCTTCATAGAAGAACCAACATATTGGTTAACACAATACGGCACTAACTTTACTAAGTCAAACGAAGCAATGTGGAAAGACTTAGAGCAAGGTATTATTCGTTCAGGCACAAGAGAAAATTTTGTTTCAGGAGAGTATTTAATAGACAACCCATGGAGAAGAGTTGGACTATTAAATTTATTGCCAGTTGACTTTACTAGTGCGTTACTAACACCAGGACAAATTACTAATACTGGAAGTACATCAAAAGTTGAAACATGGACAAATGCTCGTCCTAGCAGTACTTTAATAAGTGATGCATTTATTGATGTCTCCGGCACAAACAGTCAGCCTAATGGCATTAACATAACTTACGGGTCAACAGATGCATTAAGAGTTTTGTTTGATGCGTTCGATATTGGCAATGTTAATGTTAAAGCCCAAGCAGGAACATTTTGGGATTACTCCCCTGCAACTGCTGTAACAGTATCAGATGCATACCCAACAGGGTTTGC